ACAAAAATGGTGGTGAAATAAACACCACCATTTTTTTTAAAACATAAAAATATGCCTTGCGAAATTACTTCAGGTTATGCGATAGATTGTCGCGATAGTATTGGCGGAATTGATGCCATTTACTTAATTGAAAATTCAGCGCTTTACGATGCGTCTGGGAATAGTCGTGTAACTTATGCGTCTGGTACGGTTACCGCTTTAACAAAAGATACAGGTAAAAAATTCTATAAATTTGAAGTTCCACGCGCTACGGCAATGGCTTCAAATAATATTACTGCATCACAGGAAAATGGAACTTTGTTTTATACGCATATGGTATCGTTCCCTTTAAATTCACGTAGTGCAACAACTCGCAACATTATAAACACGTTAGCGAAAAATAGAGTAACGATTGTTACTAAAGATATGGACGGAACTTTTAGAATGTTTGGACAGGGTTTTGGCTTGTTTTTAGATACTGCGGAAGGTGGTAGCGGTACGGCTTTGGGCGATAGAAACGGATATCAATTATCGTTTAGTTCACAAGAGGCTGAGGACTTTTTGGTAGTACCTTCAAACATTGCTTCGGCTTTGGAAACTCCGGGAACTTAATAAATAACTTATGAAAAACTTAGCCCACCGTTACCGAGCGTTTCGGTGGGTTTTTAATTATATCTTATACGTAAGGTTTAACCTGACAAAAATGATACATTTAACCAAAGGACAAACGCAGACGGTTTTTTTTAATGCATCGCAAAATTGCGTCTTAACTAATCCTTATTTTTTATTTGTATTTACAAACAGAATTACGCAAGATGTAGTTAAATTTGTAGCAACTAATACATCAACTACTTTGCGATACAATAAATTTTCTTTGGTTACTAATAGCCGTTTTAATGGCGCTGAAGAAGGTTTTTGGACTTATAATGTATATGAACAGGCAAGTAGTTCAAACACGAATATAAGCGGTTTAAATAACGTTGAGAATGGGTATATGTATTTGCACCCTGCGACAACATTTGCACCGACGGAATATAACGAACAATCAAACACATTTGTAACATACAATGGATAACCAATATAAACATATCGTTTTACAATTTGACCGCGCTTTGCAACCTGTATTTACTGAAAAGAAAAATAAGGGTTATGTAGAGTTTGGCGAAGTAAATAATTATCCAGAGTATTTACTTTCATTGTATAATGAATCGCCAAAGCACGGCGCGATTGTTAAAGGAAAATCGACATACATTTTCGGACGTGGTTTTGAGGATAAGGGAAAGGCAAATAGTAGAGGCGAAAGTTGGAACGATATTTTAAAAAAATGCGTTAAGGACGATGAACTTTTTAGGGGTTATTATTTGCAAATTATCTGGAATCGTGCAAAGCAAATAAGCGAGGTTTATCATATTGATTTTTCAAAGGTTAGGGTTAGTAAAGATTTGAGTTGCTTTTATATTAAAAATGATTGGTTAGATTGGAAAGAAAAACCGCGCGAATATCCGCAGTTTAATGTTAATGAGCCCTACGGTAGTCAAATTTATTACAAGCGTGAATATAACCCAACAAGTTCAGTTTATCCTTTGCCGTCTTATTTTCAGGGGCTTAATTATATTGAATCGGATATTGAAGTTAGTAGGCATATTTTAGGGAATGCAAAACAGGGTTTTGTTGGTAGCACGCTTATAAATTTAAACAATGGCGATCCAATTAACGAGGAACATAAAGGCGAAGTTGAGAAAGGTTTATTGAAGAAATTTACAGGCGATAGCGGGAAGCGTGTTGTAATAATGTTTAACAAATCAAAAGAGAATAGCGCGGAAATCCAGAATCTTGGAACGACGATGCTTACCAAAGAGGACTTTACAAACATCAATAATTTAATTCAACAGGAAATATTTGCATCGCATCAAATTACTTCGCCTTCATTATTTGGAATTAAAACAGAGGGGCAATTAGGTAGCAGAACGGAAATTAGGGACGCTTACGAAATATTTAATAATACTTACGTTGCAGAACGCCAAGATGAATTTAACCAAGTTTTCACTGATTTTAGAAACTTAAAAGGCGAGGTTGGGGAGTTTAATATTATTCCATTAGAGCCGTTGAAATTTGAGTTTACTGAAAATATAATGGTGGCGAATTTAACGCAAAACGAAATCAGGGAGTTAATGGGGCGCGAGCCATTACAAAGTGGCGCGATTACATCGGATGGCGAAACTGCTATAACTGAGCAACCTGTAAAACAAACTATTGATTTACCAATTTCAAACGATGCAATTAAGAATTTAAGCGGTCGTCAATATCAAAATGTAATGCGTATTGTTCGCCAGTTTGGGAACGGCAAATTAACAAAAGAACAAGCCGGGTTGATGCTTAAAAATGGTTTTGGTTTTACCGATGCAGATGTAAATGTTTTTTTGGGTTTAGACGATAGCCCTTTGACAGATGACGAAGTGCAAAAGTTTTCAATGAGCGAAGATGAGCAAATGATTCAATATTTTGAGAATTGCGGAACTTACGATTTTAACGAGGTTGGTTTTGATAAAATTAATTTTGAAGAAGATTTAACGCAAACACAGGCCAGCGTTTTAGATTTGATTACAAAGGATAAAAATATAACACCTTTAGTAATAAGTCAAAATTTAAAAATAGATACGGCTTTAGTTGAAGAAATTATAAATGATTTTATTAAAAAAAAAATAATTTCAATTAGTGAATCAAAAGTAAATGAAACGCCAAAATATAAAGTTTTAAAGACGGTTTCAGAATTAGGTGGCGAGCCGAAAACAACAAAATTATACATTCGTTATAAATACGATTGGCGTGCAGGATTTAGCGATAAAGATTTGACAAATAGCAGACCATTTTGTTTAAAGATGCGCGAAATGTCAAACGCTGGTAAATCGTGGAGTAGAGCGGATATTGAAAGTTTAAGCGTTCGTTTGGGTTATTCAGTTTGGGAGCGTCGCGGTGGTTGGTACACAATGAGCAACGGCGAACATCGTGAATCGTGCCGACATATTTGGTCATCAAAATTAATGGTAGCAAAATAATGAGCAAAAACATTCTATTTATTACTGAGCAACTTTTTAAAGACCGCACAGGCGCGAGCAATAACATCGACGGAAAACAAATTTTCCCAATGGTTAAAGTCGCGGGGGATATGTATATTCAACCTGCGCTCGGTAGTAAATTATACCAACGTTTGCAGGATGGCGTTGTAGCTGATAATCTTACAAACGATGAAAAAACTTTGTTGGATATTTATGTAACCGATGCGCTCGTTTGGTTTACTATGTCGTTGCTACCTATGACAATGGGCTTTCAATTATTTAGTAAAGGATTTTTGCAAAAGACCGCTGAAGAAAGCAACACGCCAAGCCGGGCGGATATGGAATTAATCGAACAAAAATATTTATCAATGGCGGAGTTTTATAAAACTCGATTGATAAAATATTTACAGGAAAATTATACTTTGTATTATGAGTATTTAAATCACGGTAGCGGATTGGACGTTATATTTCCAGAAGCGAAAGCGTACACATCGCCAATCTATTTGGGACGCGATTACGTTCCAAATACGCCACGTTGGGTAAATGGCTCGAGTAGTTATTCAATACCGCAGATTGCGTATTATACCGCCGTTGGCAATGAATCTACATTTAACGTTAATGATTTATATGGTCGCGTTGTTTTAGTAGCAACACGATCAGGATTAAGCAAAGTAATTACAAATGCGCCAACGAGCGATTCAGGTTACATTCAAATTAACGGCAACGTGATTGTATTGCCTACAGGCGACGTTGCAATGGCTGGAGAATTATTTACATTTTTATACCGATAATATGAGCAAAGGCTATAAACTTGAATTTATAGAAAAAGTAAAAAAGAAAAATGACCTACAACCAAATAGTAACAAAAATACAGGCGTTATTGCAAAGCCACCCAATGATAAAGGAAACAAGATTTGCAAGCCCTACGGAGTGGCTCGGGTGGGTTAGTCAGCCGTTGTTACCTGTTGCATCTTATGTAATGGACACAGGAAACTTTAACGTAGGTCGCGAATTAATTTACCAAATGCAATTTTGGTTTATTGATAAATCTGGAGTAGAGGGCGAATTTGAAACGGAAGTTGTTGGCAATAT